ATAATATAATTGATAATAAGATACATTTTAGAGAAGCGCCATATGGTAATGTTGAATTTTCAAATCCACTTAATAAGCCTGATGAGGTTGATTATTTTGGACTTAATCTTAAATCATCATTTAGTGGAAGAGTATTTTTAAGGTCTGGAATTGAAGGTTCTTTAAATGAAACCTATGACAAAAATTATTTGATAGATTCTATTTCCGAGCAATTTACTGGATATGATGATAATTTTATAGTAAAGTCTGAGACAAATAATGTAACTGGAATTGCTACAGGAAATTCAATAATTCTTATAAACAATGTTCTTCAAGTTCCTCAAAGAGATAGTTCTTTATTTGTAGAAGGAAACTATGAAATGACAGAGCATATTGGTATAACTTCTATAAGATTTACAGGATTCTCTTCCGAGAGATATTATGATATAAACTTATCTGGTTATCCAAGAGGTGGAATAATTTTATCAATAGGATCTTCACAGGGACTTGGGTATCAACCATTAGTATCTGCTGGAGGAACCGCAGTTATTTCTGGTCTTGGAACTATTTCTTCAGTATCAATCGGAAATAGTGGTTCTGGATATAGATCTGGTATTCAAACGAGCATCAGAATAGGTGTTAAAACGGAATCAATTTCCTCCAATATTGAATATATCGGATTTGCTACTGCTTATAATGGATCAATTGTATCCATAGCAATTACAAATCCTGGAGTTGGGTATACTAATACCAATCCACCTATAGTTGTTTTTGATGCTCCACTTCCATATAACAAGATTCCTCTACAATATAAGTATCCAACTTCTGGACTTGGCACAGAATCTTATGTTGATATCACTGTAGGACAAGATTCCAAAGTATCAACATTTAATTTTGTAAACTACGGATATGGATTTAGTTTGCGTGATGTATTAACTATTCCTGTTGGAGGAACTACTGGCATACCGACAGATACCTCATATTCCTTTGAACCATTTGAAATTGTTGTAGATTCAATTTATGATGAAGATTTCTCTGGATGGAGATTTGGAGATTTTATAGTGATTGATCCAATTGATGATTTAGTTGATGGATTTAGAAGATTCTTCCCAATTAGAATTGATGGGCAGCAAACAACTATTCGCTCTAGACCAGGTTCTGCTATTGATATTCAAGCAACATTAATAGTGACGGTAAATGATGTTATTCAAGTTCCTGGAGAAGGATTCATATTTAAAAATGGTAGTGTAATTGAGTTTACTGAGGCTCCTTCACCAGAAGATAAAGTATCCATACTATTCTATAAAGGAACTGGTACTGTTGATACTACTTTTGTTGATTTAATCGAACCAGTTGAACTTGGTGATACTCTAGTGATTGAAAGTGGCGATTCACAGTACTTACAAAACCCAAGAGTTGTTGCGACAATAGTTAATACCGATACATTAGAGACAAATGCTTATCCTGGCCCAGGACTTGATTTAACCGAGTCACTTAGAAGACCAATCAAACTTTGTAAGCAGAGATTTGACACTTCAGTAAATGGGCAATACGTAGGAAAGTCGAGATCAGAATATGAACCTTACTTTAGACCCGTAACTCAGATAATTAAACCAGTTGATGAAAATTCAACAGAAATTTTTGTTGAAGGAGTAAAGATCTTCTTTGATGATGCGTCAGAATATGTACAGAATGGTGAGGATAACATTCCACAAAAGTCAATTATTATTCTATCTCAAGATAACTTTGTTGGCGCTTCCGCAACAGCAGTAGTATCTGTTGGTGGAACAATTAGTGAAGTTGTAATTACTAATGGTGGTGTTGGATACTCAACAAATCCAATAGTATCGATACCAAATCCAATTGGAATTGGATATACTTTAAAATCTTTATTCAATATTACTCAAACTCAGTTAGACTCTACAATTTCTATTGGAGGAACTGTTTCTTCAATATCAGTAGTTTCTTCTGGGATAGGATATACATCAACAAATCCACCTATAGTTATAATTGAATCGCCAAGCGTGATTTCGGAAGAAATAGTAAATGTTACTTATGAGGGAGATTTTGGTATTATTACTGGCATTTCAACAGTTTCTGTTGGAGTTGCTTCAACTGGATTAAGATTTGATTTATTTGTTCCACTAGATTCATTCATTAGAGACACATCAGTTTCTAGTGTTGGAATAGCTACTACAGGAATTAGTGGAATACAAACTAATTATTACTTTGTAGTAAATCACTCTAATGTTGGAAGTGGAGTAACTTCTCTAGATTCTTCAGGAAATATAATTTCTATAGGAAATACATTTATTGATAATGTATATGAAGCTGTATCTGTTTCTATAGGTCAAACTGAAGTTGCTGGTGTTGGGTTAACCTATGTTGCCCAGGTAGTTGTAAGTGTTGATAGTTTTGATGGAATAGATTTGGTTGGTCTTGGATATAGTGGATTCTATGGTGAGTATAGTTGGGGAAAAATTGGTAATCTAGGAAGAAAAAATCCAAAATCATTTGGAATTTATACCAATGGATTAACTGGAATAAATACATCACCTATAGTGATTAGAAAAAATCGTTTAGGATATCTGAACTATCTGTAATCCTCCATAAATAAACAAAAAAGCTAAAAATGTCAGCAATTATAACTGATCAATTAAGAATACTTAATGCTGGAAACTTTGTTTCCAATATAGGAGTTTCTTCAAACTCATATTATGCCTTTATTGGTTTACCAAATGCTACTGATTATGATGAAGATTGGAACTTAAATCCACCAGCGCCCAAAGATAATTTTGATCATGAAAATGATTATTGGGATACAATGATCGCATTGAAAAAAATTAAGGGATCTGATGTTAAGAGAGTTGTTAGAAAAATTCAGTGGGAATCTGGATTTACTTATGACATGTATCGTCATGATATAAGTAGAGATAATTTATCTTTGCCCTCTGAGTCTACAAGCTTATATTATTCAAATTTTTATGTTGTAAATAAAGATTACAAAGTCTACATTTGCCTTCATAATGGAACTGATGAAAATAATCTATCCGGAAGACAATCAATTGACGAACCGTTATTTACCGACTTAGAGCCTAGACCAGCAGGTGATAGTCAAGATGGTTATCTGTGGAAATATTTGTATACTATTTCTCCATCAGACATTATTAAATTTGATGGTATTGATTATATTCCAGTCCCAGATGATTGGGGTGTAGATGAGGCTTCTGCGGCAATTAAACTACATGCTTCTACTGGTGGTCAATTAAAAATTGCTGTAGTTAAAGATAGTGGAGAAAATATTGGTCCAGGTAATGAAATTTATAATAGAATTCCAATCAAAGGTGATGGTGTTGGCGGAGAAGCAACTATCATTATTGATGCGGATTCAAAAGTTGAGAATGTAATTATTACTAATGGAGGATCTGGTTATACTTATGGAATTTTGGATCTTGTTGCTGGAGGAGTTCCGACAGATGAGGCTGGATATCAACAACCAGTTATAGATATAATCATTCCCCCACAAAATGGACATGGTTTTAATATCTATAGAGAACTTGGTGCTTTTAATGTATTAGTTTATTGTAGAATTGAAAACGATTATGAAAATCCAGATTTTATTACAGGAAACCAAGTAGCAAGATTTGGCATTGTTCAAAATCCAGAAAAATTTGGATCTACTGAAATTTTAAATGACGATAAAGTAAGCGCAGTATATGCTATTAAACTTAGAGGAGATATATCTAGCGGAAGATTTCCTCCAGATTCTTTAGTACGTCAAACAGTATCAACTGGTTCTACTGCTTTAGGTAGGGTTGTGTCTTATGACGATAGGACTGGAGTTTTAAAATATTGGAAGGATAGAACTTTAGTTGGATTTAGTTCTGATGGAACTATAAACAACTCTCCAGATTATGGATTTGGTCAGGTTAATTTCACATCATCTCCAGGTACTGGAGGAAGTCTTCTCATAGTTGGAACTCAGGGATCATTAGAAATTGATCAAGATTTTGGTACAGTTACTAATCCCGGTATCACAACCGTAATAAATAATAGGACATATAATTTAGGTCAAGAGTTTCAGAACGGTCTATCTAATCCAGAAGTAAAAAAATATTCTGGAAATATAATTTATGTTGACAACAGACCATCCATTACAAGATCTCAGAACCAAAAAGAAGATATTAAAGTAATTTTGCAATTCTAACGAGCTATGCCAGCAAAAACGAATCTAAACGTCTTTCCTTATTTTGACGATTTTGACGATAGAAAAAATTATTATAGAGTTTTATTTAAGCCTGGATATCCAATTCAAGCTAGAGAACTTTCATCTGTTCAATCAATTTTACAAAATCAAATTGAGCAGTTTGGAAATCATGTATTTAAAGAAGGATCAATCGTAATTCCTGGCAACATTAGTTTTACAAGAATTGCTGGAGTAAAGGTTGAAAATACTTTTAATGGTATTAATGTAGACTCATATCTTGATGATGCAAAGTTATATGGTGCTGTAATTAGGGGAAGAGACAGTGGTATAAGGG